CGAGAAATCAACTCATTGCTAAACGTCAACCCAGGCATTAATCCACGCTTCTTCAACCAAAAGATGGCACAGAATGCACCGGAGAAGAAGATACCTTCCACACAAGCAAATGCAGCCAATCGAGTTGCAAAGGTATTGTCTGCCTTCATCCATCGAAGTGCCCACTCTGCCTTCTTTCCAATACAAGGGATGGTTTCAATCGCATTGAAGAGCTTTGCTTTCTCTTCCTCATCCTTGACGTAGGTATCGATCAAAAGAGAGTACGTCTCCGAGTGAATACCTTCCATCGCATTTTGGAAGCTGTAAAAGAGCTTGACGACTTGACTATTGACTTCACCTTGGAAGCGAGTCACAAGGTTTTCCATGACAATTCCATCGGATCCAGCAAAGAAGGCTAACACACGTGTAATAAAATGCTTTTCGTTATCCGTTAGCTTCGCCCAGTCGTCTGCATCTTTGACGAAGGATATTTCTTCAGGTGTCCAGAAGGATGCGACTGACTTCTTATACATTTCATACAAGTGCTGCTCAGAAGGACGAATGGGAAAGAGGGTGAAGGACATCGTGCGTTGTATAGTATACACAGAAAACACCTAAACCATATACAATGAGTCGGACGACTGGAATCCAAAATTATTTGTCGAACGTCTTTAGACCGATTTATCGCTATGATACCACGACGAACGCATTTGTTCCAAGCCTCGAAGCAACGAACATTGATACCTATTCTGGGAACTCGGTCTCTGTCTTTACAGCAGCGATAGGTGACGCCAATAACAATGTCTACGTTGGATCGAACGCAGGCAATGCCTATAACTTTCTGAAAAGCGTCTCCAAGGTGACTGCGCTAGGTTACGGAGCAGCTAGTAATATTTCCAATGACTGTAATTCGGTCTACATTGGGTGGTTTGCAGGAAAGGACGTAGTCGGTTCAAAAGATGTGATTTCAATTGGAACGAGTTCAGCTGGAATTGGTGGATCTTCGAACCTTTTTATTGGAACCGATACAGGAACTGTAGGAAGCTCAAACATATTGATCGGTCATTACATTCGTCCAGGTAACGTCTCTAATCAAGTCCGTGTTGGATTAAGCAATAAATACCCTATTGCTGCCGATTTATCTTTGAACTGGGTTGGACTTGGAGGCATCTTAACACCGACTACAAACGCAGCCATTGATGTTTCAGGAAGTACTCGAATCCAAGGAAACTTAAGTCTGAACCTTCAACCAGGAGAACGAACACTTGATGTTAATGGTAACTTTAGAGCACGTGATAGTTCACTCAATACATTGGACTTCAGTAATGGATTATTGTATTCAACCGGTGGATTCCAATCCACTCAAGCATTGGTTTCGGCAGGCATTGGAACTACAACCATTGGAACCTTAAAAAGGGGTATCGTGCAGGTATCTACGGTAGATACTGCCTCAAGTGCGAATCGTGCAGCCTATGTGTATTTTGCCTATACTGCATCCAATGCTTCAATCTTAGCTTCGAACATTGCAGGAGACACAACTTTAAATCTCAGCACATCCAACATTCAGATTTCAAACATAACCTCCACAAAAACATACAACTATTCCATTACTTACTTTCCAATGCCTTAATCTTCTCCACAATCTTGCGGATCGATACGCTCGACACTCCAGACGCAGTGGATACACGTTGGAGTTGACCTCCCAAGACAATGTAGACTACGCCAGACACAATGGTTTTAGGTGTATGTTCCATTTCTGGAAGAGATTGAAGCCTTCGAACGATTTCATCGCGATCTTTCTCTGGAAGGTCCAGATCAACACACATACGTTCAGCCAACCCAAGTTGAGTATTGAGAACTGAAGCGGATTCATTCTCAAATTTAGAAAGCGCTTTACAGAGCGCACGAATGCTCACATCAAACATCGTAGCGACTTCTTCGTGACTTCGTGTTGCATTGTTCTGACGACACGCTGTAAAGACTGCAGCTGCCATCAGTGATCGACGTGTTTCACCACGTGTTTTCTGCGATTCTTCAATATTCTTAAACAGTCCACATGCATCGATGATGATGGCTTTAGTAAGTCCAGAGCGAAGTGCAGTGGTCTGCATTGCATCAAAGATACCCATCCATGAACGCTCGCCGTGAGACGAGAACGACCATGCAGAGAGTTTTGCAATACTTTTAGATTCTTCGGATTGATTGGGAATTCGTTTGCGCATCATCATTGAACCATACGATGAGTTAGGAAGTAGTTCAGAGGTAATCGTTCCGGTTCGAGTTGGATCCTCGTCAGTGGTTCCATACACTCTCCACTCTGCACTTTCATCAATGAAGCTTCCGATGATCGTGCCACAACACGTACATACACGTTCTCCATCGTCCACCTCAATGGTTTCATGTAAACAATCCATACTCACTTACGCAGTGGACTTTGTTTGTCCGTTTTTGAAGAGAGCCTGAAGGAGTGTATCTCGACTCTCATAGAGTTTGATCAAAGGTTCGAACTCAATTTCGGTAAGAATGAGAAAGCCACCGATCGAAACGATAAAACCGTCCTCCCAATCCAGTCCTTTGGGTGTAAACAACCAAAAGTAAATCCCTAGGAACAGTCCCAATGAAATCTTAAAGATCGTGTCAACAATCGCAAACAATGGACTGTCTTTGACCTTGAAGTCAGCTGCAGTCAAAATCACTTGAAGTAAGACGATCGCTTTCAAGAAGAAGAAATACACTTGATACAACTTCATTATCATTATCGTAGCATATTTCCCAAACTAGATGGATCATACACTTGCGGACGATAGTTGGTCACGAGTGGTGGGCGATAGTTTGCCGAACGTCCTGCAGTCTGTTTCATCCACGAGACCAGCAGGTATTTTTCATCGACGACCCACACCCAATATCCAGAGGTCTGAAGAGTGGTTGTCAAGTACTCACGTGCTTCAGTTAATTGAAACAACGGATATCCAAACACATAGGCTGGGATCTCAAAGACAACATACGGTGCATTGGGTGAATGAACAGCTTGTTTACGGATTCTCGCATACAGTTGTGCCAACACAGGTCGCATCGCCGCCATTCGCTGTTCTTTACGTGATTCTTGTTCGTCCCAAACGTCACGAGCTTTCAACATGCTTACTACAAAGGTACAAAAAGTATGCGACGTTTATATCGTTCCATCGCATTGGGAGGAGGTGGAGTACGTGGAGGACTTCATATAGGAGCTCTGCGCGCCATTCAAGAAGTTCAAGGAGACTTGGAGTTTCCAGATGGGATTTACGGTGCAAGTATCGGTGCCTTTATTGCGACTGCAGTTGCATTCCGAATTGAGTTGCCTAAGCTTCGAAATGCCTTCGAACAATACGGTGCGTTCTCAAACTTTGTTCCAGACTTGACGTTAGACCACTTACTGACCATCGTTCAGCGCAAAGGATTATTCTCAATGGATCGAATGTTGGATATGTCTCTCAAAATCTTCGACGAATGTGGAGTCGATCTTCGAAACAAGTGTATCAGTGATGCACCTCAGAAGCTGTGGATCATTTCATCGAACATGACGTCTGGTGATACTACACTCTTGACTGGAAAGGTTCCCATTCTCGATGCATTTCGTTGTTCCATGGCGATTCCATTGATCTTTGAACCTCAAGTTCTCTATGGATCGGTCTATTTGGATTCCGTTGCCCATGTACCGTGTATTCAAGTTGCAGTGCCTCATAACACATTGGTCGTTCATATTTCTGGAGAGTTCAATCCAGTCACTCCCTCGAGTTCGTTGACTGAACTTTTGTATGCAGTCTATCGTGGTAGAGCCAAGCATTATAAAGGTTCAAATGTATTGCGATTTCGCACTATACCCATTGGACCTCTTTCAGATCTTTCACAGACAGAACGTGATCTTCTCATTCAGGAAGGATACTCACAAGCGCTCACGTTCCTGACCCAACGTGCCGCGAAGGAAGGCCTTTAGACTGGCAAGTGTAGGTCGTTGATTGAAATCATGGATTCCATCTTTAGTCTCTAACACAACGGTTGGATACGAGTTAATTCCATACAACGAGCATTTAACCTTGTCCTTCTCACAATCCACTTGAACCGCTGTTACGTGCGTCTTTCCATACATGGATTCACGTTTGAGACTGTTCTCCAATTTAGCCCATTCAGGCATGGCTTTTTGAGAGAACCCACACCAGTCTGTGTAGAAAAAGTAGATCCGTGCTTCATTGGGTGGAAGGTTTGTCTTGGGCGGTTGCAGCATCGGTTTCCAAAGTTTGTAGATCAGGACTGCAACAATCGCAAGGGCAAGTGCGAGGATGTATTGATTCATTGTTGAAAGAAGCGAGAAATCTTTATTTGTTGTTTGAACCATTGACGATAGGCTTCTTGTGGAGTCAATTGGTCCTTGAGTTGACTCCATGCAATGTCTGTAGTCATTCGCTCAGGTTCAAAGGGTTTGGGTTGGAGTGTATACCACTTTCCTTGAAAGCGTATGAGGTATCCCATAGTTAAAACAATCTCCTTAACTGAAAATGGCGCTGATTGCGGCCCAGGTGGCCACACTATCCCTTGGAGTGAACTATGGAGTTCATTATTTGAGTTCCAGACTGTACGATCAATACTGTATCCCTCATTCATGGGAAGGAGTGATACAATCGTTGGTAACGACTGCGAGTCCGGTGTGTTCTTTTTTATTACATACGATGACGGTGACCCAAAACCATTATGCAACGATTGTGAGTGCGACCATTGTGTCTTTAGTTGCTACGACGTTGAAACCAATTTAAGCAGGGAAACCGACCATTCCGGCGCCGATACCGAAACCTGCACCGGTGCGTGCAGAGCTTCCGACGGAAGGTGCATAAATGTCTAAGATTGCGAAGGTGGCTGTGGCAGTCAAGGCAATCATGCCGACCTCAGAAACACGCATTGTCTTGCCAGGGATGACATAGGCGGCGACGGCGACCGCGAGACCCTCTAACAAGTATTTAATTAATCGCATGACGAGCTCACTCATATCAAATCCAGCAGGTGTTGGCTTGGGCTTTGAATCCATTGGTTTATTGAAAACACAGGAAGTTTTTTTAGGGTCCTGCCTCGGCCAATGCAATGGCCGTTCGCACATAAATCCAAACGAGGAAAAATCCCCAATACACCATGGAGGCAAAAACGTTCCTGGATCCTTCTGAAAAACTATGCATCACCGTCACCCAGCTCGCCTGCCAAAGTCCACGAGCCCATATGAAGACAGGTCCAGTGACTGGCATTGGAAACAGAATACCTGGGTGGGTCAGAAAAAGGATTAAAAACGCAGTGGCGCCTCGATACATTACTATGTAGGACGAAAGTTTACACACCCTTTGCGATCCGCATGCCCATTCCATAGTAGATGTAGAGACAGAGGAAGATGATGTACAGGGCGAACATGGTCCACCCTACTCCAGGACTTCGCTCGCCTGGAAGGCTGAGAACCCACACCCAGAACATTTGCAAGAATGAACTTAGGATAGGAGGAAGTCCTCCAGCTGGAAGAAGTCCAGGGGCCGGCATTAAACTGTCCACAGCCGCCGCCGACGGAATAATCACGTTGGGATGGGTCATAAAGACGATTAAAAATGTTTCGGCATATCCGTAACCCATTGTGTTCTGCGTAGAAACAACTTACAAAGGAGACACCCTGTTTACATAAACATGTCAAAGCGCGAAATACTTCCTACGCACGAAGATGACGGTTCAGTGGTCGATTACCTTGATGAAGACCCAGAGATTCCTACACAGAAATATTGCATTGTATCGTTCCTCAGCCCTGAGAAGGTCATTAAGCAGAAACAGGAGTTCATGTTTGAAGAGTTTATCAAGTACATGGACTACGACTGGAAGGTCAAGGGATTAGAACACCTGGTGGCGTTCTTGTCCAAGAAGTACACTCTCAAGATCGATGACCTCTTGAAAGACGCAGAGGAGTTTGGTAAGGTGCGTGATAAAGAGATCCGTGAGACTGATGTACCTGAGCAATGGCAGGTGTTTCTCTTGAAGCACGAGAAGGATCTTCAAGAGAAGTTTGATAATAATGTCGAGTTCCGAACCAATGTGCGTGGAGTCAAGGTTCGTCGTAGTTTCCCAACGGTCGAGGAGGCACAAGTCATGGCGAAGGTCTTACAGCGCAAGTATCCTAAGGACAACTTGTATATCGGCAAGGTCGGTACATGGCTTCCATGGGATCCGAACGAACACTTGATGCCTGAGGTCCAGTATGCCGAGAAGGAGTTGAACGAGCTCATGCGCCGATACAAGGAGAACGAGGCGAACAAGGAGATCTTCTTTGCGGATGAACGTGAAGCTAAGATCAAGGCACAGAAGGAAGAGAATGAGAAGCGTCGTAAGGCAAACGCAGCCGAGGTTGCCGCCAAGCAGTTAGAGGACGCGTCCAAACCCATTCATCCATCGGAAGGTGCACTACGAGAGTAAAATCTCTATGAAAATACAAGTATGCCATCCGTTAGTCGACGAAAAGTTATGGAAGACGTTGATCCGGACGCGTTCTATATAGAATACGCCTCTGACGCAACAAGAAAACGTTATGAAGCAGAGACTAATCCAGTAAATAAGAAAGCTATTCTCGATAATGTTGTTAAAAAATACAAGCCTGCTGTCGACGAGTTAGCGTCTGGAGGTGTATTTGACCTCATCGATCAACTTGCAGAATGTAATATTGGACCTCAAACTTCTTCATTAATGGATACCACACAAGGCGGTAGACGAAAGAAGATGCGTGGAGGTGATTTAGTGGCTGTAAAGAATGCTTTAAAGAAGTTATGGGTAGAAATTGTGACGGCTACATTTACACCTGAAAATGTGATGAAAGGAGTTCCTCTTGCTGCGATTGGAATTGCAAATCCTTCAGCTGCAGGTGCGGCTTTCTCTGGAGTTAAGTCATTATTAGGGTTTGCAGGTTCCGTGTGTCTCACGAGTTCTGGTATTACAGCACTTTCTATTGGAGCATTACTTCTTTTATATGATGTAAAGTTCGACTTACAAAACTTCAAACTACCTAATCCAAATCAAGCTCAGTTGGATGAGTTGAAACTGCTGAAAGAAACTCTTCAGAAGAATCTCAAAGCAACTGCAAAGTTTGGATCGGTTGCACAGCCTCCAGTCGAACTGCTTAAGAAGGTAGAACAACTCAAAGCCGAGCAGCTTAAGCCAACTGAAATAGTGACAAAACTAAATGAAATATCTACAGAGGCTTCGAAACTATCAGACACTACAACTGCACCCCCACCTACCCCTACTGCGCCAGCCGACGCTGTAATGAAAACAGGCGGACGCAAGACCAAGAAGCGTGGACTGAAGAAGATGAGAAAGACACGTCGATCTATGTTCAAGTATTAACGTCCATCGGTCTTTTTGACCCATACACTTGGACCGGCGTTCTTCTTCTTGAAGTTCATAGGGTTGTAGTCATCGGTTGATAACATTGCAGACTGGAAAGGGCGATTGTCGGCCCATAAGGATGCATCACACAATTTGAACGGTGGGTGATCGGAAGCTTTATACCAGAACACTTGGTCTTCTAATTTGTTCGAAGAGACGTTATTGCAAATGACCAAGCCTTCATAGTTCTCCGTACATTGGTCCATAAACGAACAGAACATATCAAAGGTCGGAAACATGCCTGCGTAATTCTCGTAGATTCTTCTACGGTTCCCCAGGATATTCTCACGCAAAATGAAGATAAAATCTACGTTGGTTCGCAGATTGGGTGTAATACCGAGAGGATATTGCATCGTGATAATCGTCATCAAGTCAATGTGACGACCGTTCATGAACACGAATCGTGTAGACTCTTCGTTGATCCATGACTTTGCATC